GTCCAGCATCGGGCGCGGCGGCCTGAGCCACGCCACGGCCACCAAGACCGGCATGCGCCTGCCCAACACCGGCGGCGAAGTGCGTCCCGAGGGTGCCTTTGCCGAGTGGCTGGGCTCGCCCGAAGGCCAGCGCTACCTGGACCTGGCCGAGCGCGGCCAGGCGGACATGAGCGCCATCGGCGACCTGCAGGGCAAGTTCGCCCCGTTCGGCAAGCACAACGACCAGGCCGAGAAGATGGTGCTGGCGGCCAAGCTGGGCCAGAGCATGGGCCCCGGCCTGAACGCCGCGCTCACCGGCTCGGCCGACGACTACCGCGACTACGCCGAGCAGATGAAGGGCATCGCCGGTGCAAAGAGCGGGTTCATCGGCTCGCTGCTGGGACGTGGCGACCTGCCCACGCTGGACGCGCGCCAGCTCAACCTGCACGCCCTGCCCGCAGCCGTGGGCATCGGCTCCATCATGAACCGGGGCAAGGGCAAGGGCGCACGCGAGGCCGTGGACCGCCTGTCCGCACGCCAACGCGCGATGGCGCTACAGCTCGACCCCAGCCTGATGGACCACTACCAACACCTGGCGCACCACGCCGTCTGGGACAAGACCGCGAACGCACAGACGACGCACGAGGACCTGATCCGGGCCATGCGCGGCTACGCCAAGGGCGGCGACGTGGAGCCCACCACCGAGCAGATGCGCCAGATGCTGGCTCAAAGCGGCCACATAGAGCACACACCCCAAAAACCACATGCCGCCGTCGGCCAGCGCTACGACGTAGACCAAGCGTACGGCCTTGCCCCGAAAAACGATGTGGACTTGGAACAGCACAAGGGCGCAAGCGTCATGGTCATGCCGTGGGACAGCACCAGCCGCAACGTGCGGGTGCGCGGCATCTCCGGCCATGAGCTGCCCGAGCACGTCACCACGCACGGCGGTCAAGACTACGCCCGCGACCTTGGACACATTCTGCAAGGCGTTGCAGGCGCATCGGGTGAGGAGATTGCCAAGCGCATCGCCACCCGCGAGGCCATCGCCCGCATGGAGAATGAGAAGCAAGGTGGCACCGGCCGGTTGTTGCACATGCCAATCACCATGGGCGAGCGGGGCGAAGACTTCGCCATGACGCCCACCGAAATCTTGCACCAGTTGGTGATGCGCGGCATGCTGCCACCCGAGGAGTTGGCACGCATGAACGCGGAGATTCGCGCGCACAAGATCGAGAAGAGTGGAAAACGAATCCAACCCTTTGGTGGGTTTGTCGGCTTGGAACACCCCGAGTTCGACCAGCAGATCGTCACCGGCAAGGGCTTGGACACCACCGCAGGCGAGCTGCGCAAGGCCATCGTAAACCGCGTCGGCTACCTGAAGCACAACCAAAAGGCGCTGGACTTCAACATTGAAGATCTGGTCAACGCGGTCACCGACCCCGCGCTGCGCGGCGTGCCTAAGGGCTACATCGGCAACACGGTCATCGGTAGCGACCCCGACCACATGACGCTGACACCGTCCAGCAACAAGGCGTACGACACCAACTTCTCTGGCCAGTACCTGGGCACGCTTGGCCACAGCTTCCCCGCTGAAATCCTGTTTGGCAACAAGATGGCCGAGCTGCGCAAAGAGTTTGAGGGCAAGAAAGCCGACCCCCGCACCATGGCGCTGGGCGCGCTGGAGAAGCGCAACGACAACATCTCGCAGATCTTGGACAACGAGACGCTGGACCGCTACGGCAAGTACCTGATGGAGCGTGACAGGAAGCTGCGCACCGGCCACTACGCCGACGGCGGCGAGGTCAAGGCCGAGCCCAGCCAGGACGAGATGCTGGCGCACGTCATGCTCAAGGGCATGCCCAACCTCAAGGACATCGGCGCGAACGAAGCGCCCAACATGCACGTCAAGACCTACGTGCCCGCAGGACCCGGCAAGAACCTGCCGGTGGGTGGCGTAGACTTCCAGCCCGAGCAACCCGGCCAGCAGGTGCTGCCCGGCCAGCCGCAACAGTCACCAGGTCAGCCCGGACAGTCACCAGGTCAGCCCGGACAGTCACCAGCTCCCCAAGGCCAGCCACCGATGACCCCACAGGGACAAAGACCCCAGCAACCGCCCAGCAACATCCTGCAAATGACCCCACAGGGTCAGGCGCTGGCGGCCATGCGCCCACCCCCGCAGCCGCAGGTCAAGATGGCTGAGGGCGGCAGCATCAAGGAATTGGAAGAGTACATCCGGCAACACAAGGGTGGCTATGGCGCAAGGCGCGTACAGCGCGCTGCTGATGAGATTCCGAATCTGGAAGACCTGTATACCTTGGAAGCCTTGAAGCATGCGTTCAGCGGGGACAATGCGCAAGCCATGATGACGATGAACCCAGCGCATTTTGAGCAATACGCCTCGCCTATCTCGGAAAGAACCAAACGCTGGCCCGGAGAAGAAAGCAACAAGGAAAACCTCCCAACGGCGGATTACATCCGTCATCTGCAAAGCGTGGGCAGATTTCACGACGTGCCAATGTTGGAGCTGAACAAAGAAGAGGCAGGGCTACCTTTGACCCCCTTTATCTCGGGGCATGAAGGGCGGCATCGCAGCCGAGCCATGGCGCAAGCTGGGCAGCAAAAGGGCCTTGTCCGCATGCTTCCCCGTTCCGAGTTGCGCGAGCCTTTTCCCCGCCGGTCGCAGGAGGATTACATTGAGGCCATGAAAAAAGAGCTGGCTATGACGAAGGGTTTGGTGCTACCACAACGGTATTCTGAGTCGAAAGATGAAGGTTGGACAGAAACGCCTGTGCGTCGTCCTGCCATCAAAATGCCAGACATTTACGCCAAGGGCGGCACGGTCAAGGACTACATCAAGATCACGGAGCGCAAGCTATGACAGGACTGTACTCACCCATCAACAAGCTCATGGAGCAGGTCACCCGCCCCAAGGGCACCGGTGCGGAGTACATGGCCGAGCTGCAAAAGAAGCCAGGCTACAAGCCCGCTGAGGCTGAGGACCGCGACCTGCAGGCGCTCATGGCGCTGCCCCAGATGCAGCGTGCCGAGTTCATGGAGAAGCTCAAGGCGCAGGCCAACAAGTTCCCGCTCAAGCACCGCGAGCTGACTGGTGGGCAGACCCACCATGAGACCTACACCCTACCCGGTGGCGAGAACTACCGCGAGATCCTGCTGCACACACCTAAAGAAGAGCATGGCTACCAAACGCCAAATGGTGCTTTTTTTACCGAACAAGATTTGGCCGATCCCGTTGTTCGCAAGACTGCTGAAAAAGTAGGGCTGGCTCCCCACACGCGCGTTACCAATCGGTTTGAGGGTGTTCCGCACCACTTTGGCGGCATGCCCAACATTCTGGCAAGCATCCGCGTCAAGGATCGCATCACGCCTGAGGGCAAGAAGATGCTGCACATTGAGGAAATCCAGTCCGACTGGCACCAGCAGGGGCGCGAGAACGGTTACCGCACCCCCGAGATGGAAAAAGAAATCAAGGACATCAAGGCGTGGAAAAAGCGTTTGCAGAACGACTTACGCAACGGCGGGTACGGCATGAGTGCGGAGGAGCACGAAGAGGCCTCTGAGGCGCTAAGGAAGGCGGACGACGAGCTGTACAACTTGGAAGAGGATTTGGCAAAAACAGTTCCCCGTGGCCCCCACGCCAAGGACTGGCACGAGCTGGCGCTCAAGGCCATGATCCAGCACGCTGCTGAGAATGGCTACGACCAGATCGGCATCACGCCCGGCGCGGAGCAGGCCAAACGCTTTGGTCTGAGCAAGCAAGTTGGCTCGGTGTCGTACAACCCCGAGAACAAGCTGTTTCAGGCATTCAAGCCCAACCGCGAGACCATCACACGTGAGTTTGGTGCCGATCCTGAGCGCGTCCAAGCCTTGATTGGCAAGGAGGCTGCGGCCAAGCTGTTGCAAGCGCCCAAGACTATGGGCCACCATTACCTTGAGGGCGAAGACCTTGACATTGGTGGCGAGGGCATGAAGGGCTTCTACGACCGCATGGTGCCCAGCTTCCTGAACAAGTTCGGCAAGAAGCATGGCGTGCAGGTGCAGCAGGGCGCTTTGACGGTACCGGATGAAGTAAGCATGGGCGCTGGCGCGAAAGCCAACATGGGTGACAAGGTCGCACCAGTCCACACGTTTGACATCACCCCGCAGATGCGCGAGGACGTGCTGAAGAACGGCATCCCGCGCTATGAGGACGGCGGCACAGTAGAAGCGTTAAAAAACACCGCCAGTCAAAATGATGCGTATCAAAAGATTGCACAATATCTGGAAAACAGAGATGCAATGCCTGATATACAAATTAGCAGCAATATGCCCGAAGGAACCAACGGCATGTTTTCCTCGGTTAATTTTCCAATTGGCTCTGGGCAGTTAAAAATTAACCCCATCACACCAAAACAGGTGCGTCCTTCAGTTTTGACGCATGAAATGGCGCATGCCGCTGATCGACAGATGATGCAGCAGGCAATGGAACAAAGCATGTTTGGAAACAGCAATCAGTTTACTGACGCCTATAAAAAAATGGTGGGGCCAGAGGGTCAAAATAGAACCCAACTTGCTCGTGAATTAAATCCTGACTGGGCGTCAGACAATCGACTGTACCGCGCTCTTCCGCAAGAAATTGCGGCACATGGAGTGGGCGCGTTTGCAGGCCCAAACATGCAGGATCGCGCCCCCAAACATGTGGATGCCACAGCCGCCACAGAGTTTCAAATTCTTCTTGACCTTGCGCAGCGTAATGTGGATAAGGGGCCGAAAGGTCTTGCCAAAATTCCAGCATTTTTTGCAAAAATTGGAAAGTACAACGAAGGCGGCAATGTTTCACGTGAAACCATCAAAGACAAAGTTACAATCCAGCCCAGCATGGACGTGATGCAGTATGAGCTGATCAACAGGAAAGCAAAATAATGGCTGACAATTACGACGACGAGATGGACCCGGATCTGAACGAGGACGGGTCCGCAGACGTGGATCTGTCCGACGACGTATCCGACGTGCTGGAGATGCCCGACGGCTCGGCCGTGGTGAGCATGGAGACAACCGGCCCCGAGGAGTCCCCCGACTTCTACTCCAACCTGGCCGAGGAGTTTGACACCTTTGAGCTGAACAACCTGGGCATGCGCTACGTGGGCCTGCTGGAGAAGGACAAGAACGCCCGCGAGGAGCGCGACAAGCAGTACGAGGAAGGCATTCGCCGCACCGGCTTGGGCAAGGACGCGCCAGGTGGTGCCAACTTCATGGGTGCCAGCAAGGTCGTCCACCCCGTCATGGCCGAGGGCTGTGTTGACTTCGCCAGCCGCGCCATCAAGGAGCTGTTCCCACCAGATGGCCCGGTGCGCACCAAGATCATCGGCAAGGTCGACGAGCTCAAGCAGGAGCGCGCGGAGCGCAAGCGCGACTTTCTGAACTGGCAGATCACCGAGCAGATCGAGGAGTTCCGCGACGAGCAGGAGCAGATGCTGACCCAGCTCCCATTGGGCGGGTCGCAGTACCTCAAGCTCTGGTACGACGAGGACAAGAAGCGCCCCGTCATCGAATTCTTGCCCATCGACCGGATGATCCTGCCGTTCGCGGCCAGCAACTTCTACACCGCCCAGCGCGCTGCTGAGGTCCACGAGATCACCGAGTGGGAGTACGACCGGCGCGTGTCCAGCGGCATGTACAAGGACAGCGGGCGCATCAACATCTCCGGCAACGAGCCCGAGCAGACCCGTTCGCAGAAGGCCAACGACAAGATTGAGGGCCGCAAGTTCCAAGACAACGAGGACGGCCTGCGCAAGGTGTTCCACATCTACACCTGGCTGGAGATGGACGACGACACCCACTCTAAAGGCGAGATGGCCCCCTACATCATGATGGTGGACGAGCAGTCCAGCGAGGTGATCGGCCTGTACCGCAACTGGGAAGAGGGCGACGACACGATGACCAAGCTCGACTGGATCATCGAGTTCAAGTTCATCCCATGGCGCGGCGTGTTTGCCATCGGCCTGCCCCACCTGATCGGTGGACTGAGCGCGGCCCTGACCGGCTCCTTGCGCGCGCTGCTGGACAGCGCCCACATCAACAACGCCGCGACCATGCTCAAGCTCAAGGGCGCAAAGATCAGCGGCCAGACGCAGCAGATTGAGGTCACTCAGGTCGCCGAGATCGAAGGCGCGCCCGGCGTGGATGACATCCGCAAGATCGCGATGCCCATGCCCTTCAACGCCCCCAGCGAGGTGCTGTTCAAGCTGCTGGGCTGGCTGGACAGCGCGGCCAAGGGCGTGGTGACCACGTCCGAAGAGAAGATCGCCGACGTGAACGCCAATGCCCCCGTGGGCACCACCCAGGCGCTGATCGAGCAGGGCGCTGCCGTCTACTCCGCGATCCACGCCCGCCTGCACCAGTCGCAGGCCCGCCTGATCAAGGTGCTGTGCCGCCTGAACCGCTGGCACTTTAAGGAGATGCGCAAGGGCGACATGGTCGCCGACCTTGAGATTGAGCGTGAGGACTTTGAGCGCAACACCGACGTGATCCCGGTGTCCGACCCGCACATCTTCAGCGAGACCCAGCGCATGGCGCAGATGCAGGCCGTGCTGGCGCGTTCTGACGCCAAGCCCGACCTGTACAACGCCAAGGCCGTGGAGGAGCGCTTCCTCAAGCAGATCAAGATTCCCAACGTCAGCGAGCTGCTCAAGGACGTGCCCGAGCCCGAGCAGCGCACCCTGGCCGACGAGAACGCGGCGATGTCCATGGGCCACCCGTCCTACGCGTACATACAGCAGGACCACCTGGCGCACATCCAAGGCCACCTGATGTTCGGCATGGACCCAAACTTCGGCGGAAGCCCGTTCATCGCCCCGACGTTCCTGCCCAACGCGGTGGAGCACATCAAGCAGCACATGACGCTGTGGTACCTGAACCGCATGAACGGCTACGTTACCAACCTGCGCGGCGGAGTACCGGTGGACGACTACGAGAACCCCAAGCTCACCGCCATGATCGACAAGCTGTACGCCACCGTCGGCCAGCACGTCGCGCTGGACAGCGAGCAGGTGTTCGCGCAGATCCTGCCCCAGCTCCAGCAGCTCCAGCAGGCCCTGCAACAGAACAAGCCCCAGCCGCAACTGCCGCCGGACGCCCAGGTGGTCAAGGACACCGCCATGGCCGAGACCCAGCGCAAGGCGGCCAAGGACCAGCAGGACATGCAGCTCGCCCAAGCCAAGCTGCAGGACAGCCAGCAGCGCGCCCAAGCCGAGATGCAGGCCGCCCAGCAGAAGACCCAAGCCGACATGCAGGCCAACGCGCAGAAGGCCCAGCAAGACGCGCAGGCCAAGATGCAGGGCATCGACGCCGCGTCCCAGGCCAAGATGCAGGACACGCAGGTCGACATCCAAGCGCGCGAGCGGGAATCCCTGCGCGATGCGCAACTACAATTGCAACTGGCGCAGATGCACGACCAAACGCAAATCGACATCGCGAACGCAAAGTTAACCCACGAAACCATACAGAGTATGGTCCAACCCCAAGGAGCTCCAGATGGCAACCTCGAATAACTCTCAGACCGGCGAGCTGGTCAACCAACACAAGCGCATGGCCATGGGTGAAAAGCTCGATGGCACCAGCATGCAGCCCAAGGGCGGCAGCAAACCCGCTGGCGGCCTGAGCGCACTGGCCAAGAAGAAAAAGTGATTTCAGAACTCATCCACCAGATCAAAGTACGGCAGGCGGAGATCCGCATGTCGCTGGTGGATAACCCCGTGAGCGATCACAACATATACACACGCATCGTTGGGGAGTATCAGGGCCTGCAATGGGTCTTGGATACCCTCAACGCAAAACTCGCTGAAAACGAATAAGGCAGCAATGCCCCAAGCCGCGCTGAGATATGCGCATTATCGAACCTGAAATATGGTTTTTGTTGACAGGAGAGTGTATGAGCGAGCAAGAGAAAATCCCTACTATCAGTGGGATTCAGCAGGAGTCCGACCCAGCCGAATTGGCCTGGGCATTCCCGGACGTAGCACCAGGTCAGGCCCCCTTCGGTGGCCGAGTAATTGTTCAACTTCGCCGCATTAAAAAGAATGTCGGAAAGATTATCCTGGTCGAGGAGACCAAGGAGAACGAGAAGTGGAACAACATGATTGGGCGTGTCGTTGCAATTGGGCCGTTGGCCTTCAAAAACCGCGAGACCATGTCCTCGTGGCCTGAAGGAAGCTGGGCACAGGTGGGCGATTTTGTCCGCGTACCGCGCTGGGGCGGAGATCGTTGGGAACGATCCGTCGTAGGCGAGGAAAACGGCGACCTTAACCCGGTCCTGTTCATGACAATCAATGACCACGAACTGATCGCGCGCGTCACCGATGACCCGCTGTCGTTCAAAGCCTACGTTTAAGGATGAAAAATGGCTACCAAACCTGAAAAAGAAGACACACTGCACATCGAGGAGGGCCAAGACGGCACCGCCACGGTGGAGCTGCCCGAGGGCATCCTGCCCCAAGACGACAACGACGAGCCCCGTGGCACCCAGTCTGACGACAGCGGTGACGAGGACCACCCAGATGACAGCGAAGCGGTGCGCGCAGCACGCCGCGCACGCCGCCGTTCCAAGAAGGACCTGATCCGCAAGACCAACGAAGAGAAGGACGTGCGTCTTCAGGCCATCCAACGCGAGAACGAGGAGCTGCGCAACCGGCTTTCGCGCGTGGAACAGAAGACCCAGGCCTACGACGTGAGCCGGGTGGAGAAGGCCATTGAGGACCAGCAGGTGCGCATGGAGTACGCGCGCATGAAACTGGCCGAAGCGACCGGATCTGGCGACGGCGAGAGCGCTGTCAAGGCGCAAGAGCTGCTTTATGAGGCCCGCGACCAGCTCAACCAGCTAAATCGGCTCAAACGCGAGGCCGCACAGCCCCAACAACCCGCCGCACCGAGCATTGACCCCGGTGTCCAGCGTCACGCGAGCACCTGGATTGAGCGAAATGGCTGGTATAAGCCGGATTTGTCCGATACTGACAGCAAAATCGCAAAACAGGTCGACGAAAGCCTCGTAAAAGAGGGCTGGAACCCTGGAACAAGCGATTATTGGGACGAGTTGGACAACCGTTTGCAAAAATATTTGCCGCACCACTATAATGGCGCGTCAGAGAAGCGTGAAACAGATCGACGAACACCAAGGAACACCGTGGGAAGCTCAGGACGTGAAGCATCAGCCGCATACGGGGGCACAAACCGCACCTTTACACTCACCGCTGAACAAGTGCGTGCGATGAAGGACGCGGGTATGTGGGATAACCCCGAAAAGCGCGCCAAGATGATCAAACGATATGCAGCCGAATCACGTAACAATTCCCGGAGTAACTAATCATGACTGGCTTTGCGTACACACTTTACTTGGTGACCAACACGGTCAACGGGAAGCAGTACGTAGGTTTGTCCAAAGAGTTCCATAAACGGGTTGTACACCACAAGTGCGCCAAATCTAATTCAGCTTTTCATCAGGCTATACGCCAATACGGTTTTAATGCTTTCGTGTTTTCTTGTATCGCGGAAGCTACTGATTTACAGGCTGCGTGTGATCTTGAGCGCATGCTAATCCAGCAGCACAATACGCTATTTCCCAATGGCTATAACCTAACCATTGGGGGGCAAGTTGGCCCTGCAGGATACAAGCACACAGCCGAGACTAAAGAAAAAATTAGCAAGGCGAATAAAAACCGTTCACCAGAAATGCGAGCCACTTTTGCTTCAGCTCAAAAAGGAAAAATAAGGTCCCCTGAGTTCAAAGCACGAGTATCCGCTACATCTACCGGTCGCAAACATTCCCCTGAAGCAATTGCAAAAATAAAGGCCAGTTGGGTAAAACGCAAACAGGCCAAAGCAATTGCCTCTACAATCGTAAACAATTTCATGAATAAGGAGACTCACCATGGAGTCCCGTCTTAAAAAATCTCTCAATGCTGGTGGACGCCAAGATCGCGCAAGCGAGGACGCAAGCCGCGCAGCACCTGAAGATAAGTTCATTTCTACGCAGGAACGTCGCAAGATGTGGAGCGAAGAGTGGACGCAATCAGCACTGCCTAAACTGCCTCGCTTTGACGGGTGGCACCTTTGCTGGCTTTCAACCTCCAACAGCTACGATTCCATTGATAAGCGGATTCGTCTGGGATACGTTCCCGTTAAATCGGAAGAGTTACCAGGCTATGAAGACTATCGGGTGAAATCCGGTGAGCATGTTGGGTATATCTCCTGCAACGAAATGTTGCTGTTCAAGTTGCCCATGGATGTCTACCAAGAGATCATGTTGCACATGCACGACGAGAAGCCCCGTGAGGAAGCGGAAAAAATCCGCGTCCAAGTGGAACAGCTTCAAGGCGCGCGGGACAGTAACGGCAAGTCGCTGGTGGGCGTTGAAGGCGAAGGGTTGGGCAATTTTGATCGGCAACCAAATCGTACACCGGTATTTTCCGGTTAACTAAGGAGTTAATATGAGTGCTACCTCTGCTCCGTTTGGCCTTCGCCCCGCGTTTCA